GCATCATTATGGAACGTGATGCTTACCCTGACTGGATTCTACCTGACCTGCCTAACCGCATAGACAATATCCCCTACGAAGATGAGGATGACGATTAAGCGAATCGTAGTACTGTCAGACTTGCAAGTGCCTTTCGAAGACGTGCATGTCACACGCAACATCGCTAAGTTCTTACAAACCTTTAAGCCAGACCAGACTGTCACCATTGGCGATGAGATTGACTTTCAGACCATTAGCAAGTGGTCAGAAGGTACGCCTCAAGCCTACGAGCAGAGCCTTGGCGATGATCGTGACCGATGCGTAGAGCTTCTCTGGGAACTAGGCGTTACAGACTGCATCAGGTCTAACCACACAGACCGCCTTTACAACATCATCATGAAGAAGATTCCATCATTCTTATCCTTGCCAGAGCTGCGCTTCGAGAAGTTCATGAAGTTCGATGAGCTTGGCATTACCTTCCATAAGAACCCAATGGCGATAGCACCCAACTGGATAGCAGTCCATGGAGACCACACACCCATCAAGCAGCTAGGGGGCTTATCAGCCCTTGAGGCAGCCCGTAGGCATGGGAAGAACGTCATCTCTGGTCATACCCATAGGGCAGGGCGTAGCGCCTTCACAGAAGCCTCTGGAGGGCGTTTAGGGCGTGTTTTACATGGAGTTGAGGTAGGTAACCTCATGGACTTCAGACAAGCCTCATACACCAAGGGAACGGCTAATTGGCAGCAAGCCTTTGCCATCATGTACGTCAAGGGTTCTAACGTCCAAGTAGACATAATCAACATAGAGAAGAACGGCACGTTTATCGTGCAGGGCAAGGTCTATGGACGGGTTCGCTAGTCCAGTCTTTGAGGACGAAGATCCTTCTCAAATTGTTATCATTTCGTTATCTAAAAAGGGTGGTTGTCGCATAGTCCTCATGTAAAGTTCTGTCTTGTAGGGGGCTCGCCGAGGAATGGAAGCCATAGGTAGAGCCCTCTACACCTAACAGAAAGGGCTCACAATGACAGTATTACAGTTAATCATTCTGGCAGTAGCAGTAGGATCGTTTGCTATAGGTCGCTACTCTGGATACCACGATGGCTACGTTAAGGGGCGCATAGCAGTTCGCCGCTACTACGAGTCACTAGAGCGAGTTGCTCGATGAATGCTAGAGACTACCTCAACGAAGCGCGAGCTACTATCCAAGACCGAGGACTTGATTACGGACACCCTAGCGACAATATGCAAAGGACAGCCGCACTCTGGAGCTCATACCTCGAAATGCCCATTACTGATTATCAGGTGGCGATGTGTATGGCATTGGTCAAAATCGCACGAAGCATGGAAACTGCAAAGCCAGACACTTACATCGACCTTGCGGCGTACGTTGCCATAGCAGGGCAACTACATACAGAGGAGAATGAACTCTATGTTTAACCTAGAAGATTATGAGACAGTCGAAGAACGACTGGTTAAGTTCTGGAAGGATCACCCAGATGGACAGATTCACACGAAAGTACTCGAACACACAACCGCTAGGTTTATCGTTGAAGCAAGCATCTACAGAACTGAAGCTGACAGCCGCCCTTGGACTACTGGCTTGGCTGAAGAAACAGTACAGGGCAGGGGCGTTAATGCCACATCTGCGCTGGAGAATTGTGAAACTTCTGCCATTGGTAGGGCTCTTGCAAACGCGGGTTACGCTACAAAGGGTAAGAGAGCAAGCCGCGAAGAGATGTCTAAGGTAAAGGCTAAGGTCGAAGTGCAGAGCATCGTTCAAGAGACCAAAGCAAAGATGGCAGACACAGCCAAGGAATATGTGCCTGTGCCTGTAGAATCAGACCCATGGAATCAGAGCTTCGCAGCGCCAGTTCAGACGATGGAGCAAGCAGTCGAGACAGTCAAGGCTGTCCTTGGTGGCACGCAACCAGACGAGAGTTGTATCCATGGTGCGCGTGTATGGAAGACAGGAACTTCTAAGGCTGGTAAGCAATACGGCATGTGGCGCTGTCCAGAATCCAGCACTAGAGATATGCCTGGGGGTCAAGTACCTTGTGATCCTATCTGGTATGAGATAAAGCCAGATGGCACTTGGGGTAAGCAGGTCAAACGTGGGTAAATTATACTTTCGGAATCAAGATGACGAGTGGGAGCAATTCCCTACAGATGAGCAGTTACAAGCTGCGCGAGAGTCAGCACATGATCTACAGAAACTAGGCTTTGCCATTATCTGCCAGTTATGTAATACCCCACCAACAGTTCAACAGATTAAACAAAGGGCATTACAGAACGAGTGGAAGTGTGACAAGTGCGGAACAATTAACTCTGCTGGGCGTGCATGACACGACACAGAAAAGACCGAGGTCTGCGTACCGAGCGAGTGGTTGCAGCCTATCTCTCGACTTGGTGGAGAAGCGCAGGTGTCGGTCGTGGAGCTGGAAAAGATATAACCAACGTTCCGTTCGATGTTGAGGTTAAGGCTAGGTCGGCGTTCCAGCCCTTAGAGTGGTTGCGCCAAGCCACCAAGAGAGCGGATGGCAAAGAGCTTCCGTTCGTGGTGTGTCGTATGAATGGACAGGGCGAAGATGCTTCCGAGTATCTTGCTTTCATGCGGTTTGGTGACTTGGTGCAATTACTTCTACCCATTTATGGTGATATTCAGACGGATACTGATAAACTTGAACCAGAACGTTGCAAGCAATGTGGATCGTGGAAGTTCGTTAATTGTCCATGCCGCACTTGCGCCCTATGTAAGGAGAAGTGATGGCACATAGTAGAAATCATGACCTTGTTTTGCGAGACGAGCATTACACGCCAAGCTGGGTCTTTGAGGCTTTAGGTATTGACTTCGACTTAGACGTAGCCTCACCAATAGATCGTTCCGCGAGTAATGTGCCAGCAAAGAAAGCCTTTACCGAGCTTGATAATGGTTTAGAGCAAGACTGGGCTGGGCGAGTGTGGATGAACCCGCCATATTCCCAAATGACCCCTTGGGCGAATAAGTTTACGGCTCACGCTAATGGCATAGCTTTACTCCCAGTAAGTCGTTCTAAATGGTTTAGTGCAATGTGGGATAAAGCCGATGCTGTAACCATCACGCCCCATAACTTAAAGTTCGACAGGGTGAACGAAAAGCCTAAAACAATAGCCTTCCAAACGATGTTCTTTGCTTTTGGTGAAGTGTCTGTTCAAGCTATTAAAAACTTAGAGTTTAGAGTTCGTTAATGCCAATCTACGAGTTCGAGTGCAATAACGAGAAGTGCGAGGCTAATGCCCGCTATGACAAAGAGCTATCCATATCAGAGCCACACGATCTAGATTGTCCGTTCTGTGGTGAGACCATGCGAAAGGTGTACTCAAGTGTTCCAGCAGTCCATTTCAAGGGTTCAGGGTTCTATTCAACAGATAAGTAGTTATGCACACCTGTGGATAAGTAGGGTACAAAACATCAAACTACGCTTACGACACGCCCATGTTATACACATGCTTGACAGGGCTGGTACTCTACGGGCTAGAGCCCTTAAAGGGGCTCACGCAGCGCCGCTTACGCGGAGAGCGCAGCGGGTAGCCCTCGTTATTGGGATAGCTCTATGCTTACCCATGGGTACTGCAAATAGTGGCTCAATAAAGCCATATACAAGCCTTAAGTCATTAGCTGATTACCAATTAACTCATAAGCAATATAAATGCCATAACGAGATAGTGTATAGAGAGTCTAGGTTTAAGCATGATGCAGTTAATGGATCACATTATGGCTATTATCAGATAAGAAGTAAGTCATTAGATAAAGCACCTTATGATTACCAATTCTATAGATATTGGTCTTACGTATTACATAGGTATGGGATTACAGAGTATGATGAGCCTGACTATTGTAAGGCTTTACATCATCTCAAGACTAAAGGATGGCAATGAGTACAAAGAAGGGTGATCCTCGACTATCGAGGAAGTACAAGGAAGTACGCCTTCGAGTATTGGCAAGAGATGGGTATGTGTGTTACTACTGCGGTGCAGAGAATAAGAACATGACCATCGACCACATCATCCCAGTTAGCAAAGCACCAGAGCTGGCGATAGATGAAGCGAACATGAGAACCTGCTGCGTGTCATGCAATAGCAGCAAGGGCTCACGTAATGAGCGTGTTTTTTTAGAGCGCAAGAGTAC